CACGTATTTCTACTCTGTCGAGAAGCGCTTGAAAACAAAGACTGGCAAGCAGAACCTCAAACGCATGCTCTCCTGTCCCCGCACCGACATGTGCGAGGAATACGACAGGCTGGTACCTTCACCGCCACAGTGGACAGCCTTAAAGTTCGAGCAGTATTGCGAGCGTGCTGTCTTGGAGTACTGCAGCAAGCGCACCGCGGGCGCCGTGATGGCTAAGTTGGCGGCACACGACCCAGACCGAACTGGGTCAGACATCAAGATATCTCTCAAGGCCCAGATTATCAAGAAGGACGAGAAACGCGACAAACGTGAGGCCATACCTGGACAGTTAATTCACGAGTACGACATCAGGCAGACCTTGGGTGACGCTCCGTTCGCCCTCTTCTTGGAGGATGAGATAATTTCTGCGTTCCCAACGAATTTCTTGTTTTATAGGCGGATGAACCCTGATGAGTTCATTGACGCATATAAGAAATCTTGGCGCGTGGGTAATGGCGTTTACACTTCAGATGTCACCCGGTGGGACGTGGGCTGCGATGCCGGCGTTTTGAATTTCGACGTCCACGTCATGCAGCGCTCGGGCTTCCCAAAGTGGTACATTGAGGAATATGTGGAGAGGCGGCTTAATGGCCGCAGCCAACATGGCCCCATGGGAACTATGCAGAATTCTGGCGACAGGTACACGTGGGCACTTAATAGTGTCAGACGCGCGATTCTGGCTTCCATGGTAAACGGTGTCTTGCCTGAAGATACTGTGGCCATAAATGGCGACGATAGCGCCATCGACCGATTTTGCACTTCACTTCCTTTTCCAGACTCCCCATGGGAACTTAAGGACCTCAACGGGACCACTGGGGAGTTCAGTGGGTTCTCACTTGGGGGCACCGTACCCGAGTACTCTGCACGCGGCATACAGTACCGCACCATGATATTGGAGTCTAGGGACCCGTCGGCCCAGAACAAGTGGCTCAATTATCTTGGGCTGCTTCAGCATGCGGACCCTAACACAGTGGAGGCCATGGACGTCGCAACTTCTGCCCACAGGCACATGAGTCGTGAGCTGTTCAGGCAAGCACTTCCGGCTTCCCTGCGCGGCATGTTCCCAGACGAGTTCCCAGAAGAATGAAGTTTCATCCTTTGTTTACTTTGGTGCGGACAATAGTAGGCTCAACCGTGTCTCACGGGCAGAGAAAACCGCACCCATCACATTCCTTTGGTATGTTTTATTTACTTTTCGTTGATTTCTTTATTCACTTTCCTTTAGTTTCCTTCCTTTTCCGTTTTG